GATAAGAAAGCAGAAACCCATGGTACATTCATACTCACAGTTTGTGATGTAGTTAATGAGACTTTCATGTGAGGAGTTTGTGAAATTTGAACGAGTCTTTTCGTGCGTGATTCGATCGCTTCTGGTGTCATGTCAGCATATAAGGCTACAATGATGCCTCCTGATGTTTTAGGAGCAACAGTAAATTCAAAACGCACCTTCAAGTGTGTGCGTAAGAATGCAAAACCTTTAATTTTGTCATATACATTCATCTGCGATAGGAACAATTCAATTGGATCAAGCAAATACAGCTGTTCTCCAGGCTCTCCGCCCACGGGGATAACAGTAGACATTACGAGATATTCTCTTGCGAGAATATCTAGAATGCTATGATCCCTCCCTTCTTGAAAATTCTGAGTTTCTCTCTTAGTTAAATCCTGCTCCATTGGTAGAGTTTCTACAACGGGGATTGCACTAGTAGCGAAAGTCACAATTTGTTGTCCAGTTTCGACTTCATTCCTTTCATCGTGAAATGGAAGGATGGAGTTGCGTGTGTCGTCGTTGGTTAATGATTGAACATTATCTGTATTTTGAGCTACTCTTCTTTTAATTCACACAGTCGAGTAATACTGTTGTGAATGTTTGGGGTGTGATTCTTTGCAAGGGCTGCTTGCATGGCGATCACCAGTGTAAATACACTTACCATATTGATTTTGTTTTGTGATATGCTTGACTGATGCTTCATCAGTGGTCATATCACTTTCTTCGAAACCGTTGGTGTCCTCTACTATAGAGGAGCGAACGGCTAAGTCAAGGTCGTAGTCAACACTAGTATCGGATGTAAAATAAGATACATTATCACTGTCTCGAACCATCTTTCGTATGTGCGTTTGACTGAAAAAACAGTCAGGCGACAATACTATTTGATGCTCCTGACACTGATCAATTATCTTATCTCGATATTCTTCAAATATATGAGGTTCGTGCATACTCAATTCGCGAATTGCTAACCTTGCATTCGTTTGCATTTGCATAGATTTTGTACCATATTCTTGCTCACATCGGTCCCAATTTAATGGTTCCAATATTGAACATAGATCTAATGGTGCCAACCATATCTTAAGATCCTTATCATGCACAAATTTACGTTTTATTATTGAGACTTCACTTAGTGTCCTAAATTCAATCTCACCACCATCTTTGGTTTCTGGTGTACAATAATGACCGTATTTTAACATATACGATGACCATTTAGTTATATCTAAAAGATTGACTAATTGTTCATCAACTGCTATAACACTATCATCACCGTATATTGCTACGTAAAAGTGTGTATGAAGATCCACAAGACATGATAAAGCATCATCTGATCCTATATCTAGTAACATGTCAAACAAGCAGATGTACGTTATGCCATAATTATACATTGTATTAATTATGGCTGTACCTGGATTTCCCGAAGGTTGTCCTCTTGCTACTTGTATGACTACATTACCAAATACTTGTTGTGATGTTACGATATCTTGCCATAATGCTCGCGAAACAGGATCATTACGTCCATATTGTTTTTCAATAACATTATAGATGATCCATAATAAATTCCTATTCAACGTCCCATCCCAGTTGGTAAAATCCGTCGCAATAAATTGCTTGGATGTAGGATGAGCTTTTGAGATTAGTTGGTGTGCCAACACATCCCAATCTGCTGAATAAGGATTTATACCGATGAGTGATGAATTGAAGACTTTATTCTCCATTATTGTTGCAAAATAATCTAAATTATATTGTCTAAATAATACCACATAATGGAGAGGTGCTGCTGCAAACGCTCGAGTTTTGCCTGCATCTACTTTCTCAATTGGCCTCAATTCATCTTTTGCTGTGGACACAAAATAACATTCAGGACGAATGTTGTTCTGTGCTTTAGTCATATAGTCGTCAATGTGATTAATGAGCATAGGATGATCATATATCCAAGTATCATTCTCGCCTAAAAATGCTGTTTTTCCTCTCCGTCCGTTAGTAAACTTATTGAAAGGATAACCAGCACTTGAAGCGCGATTAATACCTACAATATATTCACTTCCATCAACACCACTAATTGATTCATTGTGCGTAAGTCGTCGTATTTTGCGGGGCGCCGCAAATTTATTCATCAAACAACCGTAAAACACTGCCTCTTTATCGCTCGAAACCGAAATTGAGGGCTCCATATACTTTTTCATTGCTTTATTAACAACATGTTCACCTTGATACATTCCTAAGAATGCAGGTTTCTTTTGTGTTGTGAATATTTTATTATGGAAAAGAGATGGACGTATTTTACTACTACTGTTCGAACGCAAACAATGTGGAATATTGCCGATCTTATTAAACTGGTTATCTAACAAGGTCTTTGAATTACACATTGGTCGCTGTGTGAATGATACATGTTTGGAGAGTTCGTCGCTGATTCCTTCTATCATCTCAAATGTGATGATCTGCCCAAAACTTCTGTCGCTGCAATTATAACCAGCCATATGTATGCCCAAAATGTTCCCGGAAAAACGAGCAGTGTTTGATATAACAACACTACCACAGTATCCTGGAATACTTTGCATTGGGTATTGCATTACACGATACGTGTAATCTGAAACACCCGTAGGACCTCGTGCTGCTAGAGGCTCCTTACATATTTCAGTTATTTTCGTATGTTGAAGTTCAACATACCATGCCACCTTTCCTGTCACGTTCAATTCCTTAGAGTCGTCAAATTGTGCGTTGATTGTCGTTGTCATTACCATTATTCGTTCGCCTTGCAGTTCGGGAAGTTCCGCTGTCTTAACGAATGTTGGTCTGTGGTTGTCGCCGAATGTTGTCAAATCAGTGTGTTGCCTAACCGTCGTTCTCCCAAAATCCAATACTATGATATCATAATATCGGTCATCACTGCCTTCATGAAGCAATTGTAATACTGAAACCTTCTTCGCTGATATTCCAGTATTCTTCTCAAACACGTTATAAAGATTAAAAAATCCTTTTACATATTCATCATACGTGTATCCTTCTAGTAAATGCATATTTACTATAAAGAGACCGCCTTTCAAAAAAAATCCTCGTAATGTTCGCGCATTACGCTGAGAATCTATGAATTGTATGAGGTATGTATTAGAACAAAGTATCTTTGCCATCATGTATGCCATTCCTGAATCAAGTTGCTTATCTGCTACATTAGTATCTTGATTCGCAAATTCTTCCATTGCAAATTTCTCCACATGTGCATCTTTCGTCACCACTTGCTTAAATAAAGGTCGCGATATAATTTTCGATGTTGGTGGAGCTTTCGCTTTAGGCTTCTTTGCCGTCGATGAATCGCCTGCATTATATCCATCTTTTTCTGATGCTTCATTCTTCTCCACTCTTTCATTTTGAGAATCGTCAGTTTGCTTGCATTTGAGACACGGTTTATTCTTGCGAACAAAATTTGTCTTTTTCTTGAGTCGTTTATAAATTAAGAATCCTGCTACCAAGAATCCCAATGCTGCTGTAATTTGAAGGGCGCGGGTTTTTATTGGCTTCCGCATGAAAAGTAATTTTACTTTAAGATAAGGTTTACATAAAAAGTTTATATACATATACAAAAACGGAGCTTGTCCAAATGAAGTGAATCTTAAATACCAAACAAAAGAATAATATTGCCAAATAAGCCAATCGATGGGATGTCGAAGAAAAGAAGGAGAATAAATTTTATAATATGAAAAGTTAACACCATCATCAATAAAATTTCGTACTTTATTATATTTACGTGAAAGCCAATTACTATGAAAATCTGGATTTTCACCTTCTTCTAACACCGTTAAGCGGTTTGATTGAACTGAAGATTGAGGATATGGACCACGTTTTAGCCCTCGCGTTGCATGTGTTTTAAAGACACCACATGATTTCAAGAAAATTTGTTGTTTGTTAACAAGCGCATCACTAACCATTTTACTCACTTCGTCGTATGTCAAAGTAACATTTTTAGATGTAAATTTATAAATGTGAGTATTTGCTTGCGCAAGATCTATTTTCGTTGTATCTACCACCCTAACGCCGTTATGAAGACATGAGAACTCAGGAAGGAGTTCTACTTTAAATTGAAGATCTATGCGTCGTTTATAAGCATCTTTACTTGTCAAATAGTCAAGTGCTGGCGTTTGTACATTGTCCGTTGCGATAATGAGTGCTGAATTAAAATTTGCATTTGCTTTGTTCTCTAACTCTGCTACGTTTAAGAGATGTGTATGTGAATTTGCATAATGAATCATATCAACTGGGAAAGGTTGCCCTTCCTTCAGAAAATGAGGATTCACCTGATTAGCATCATCACACACAAATATCTTAGACATAGCTGGGTTATAATTTGTTTTATACCTGTTAGCTACTGGATTGTAATACATGTACTTTTCAAATTGAGAACATTCGTCGTAGAGTTTATCGCCTTCAACCCCTTCAAGAGAGAGAATCGTCCGTAGTGCATCACCGCTAATTAAATTAACGAGATGTGTTTTGCCAACTCCAGCCCCTCCATATAAATGGAGAGTAACTGGAGGTTTTCTGTTGCCATGTCCTGCTGGAGGTGATGTTTGCACTGCTTTGTAATACTGATTAAGGCGTGCCGCTGTTCCTGCATATTGCAGTCGTTCTTCTGAGTGCGCTGGCAGATATTTCAGTATCATCATTGATTTAAGTTCCAATTCTGTTATTTCCATATATGCTGCTTGCAATAAACGCATATCTTTCTGTCCTTGTATCGTCGTGTAATAAGAAACCCGTGTTTCTATTCTTTTAATTTCCTTTGACAGATCAAACTCTTCTCCACCGCGCGCCCATTTAATGCATGATTTTACTGCTTCCATAACATAATCTAAACCACGTGAAGTAGGTGCTATTTGTCTCAAAGAGGACAGACAAGCATCTACATGGCCTTGATTAGGTTTCTTCTGGAAAATCAAACTCAAAATGAGTGTTGCTATTGCGTTCATTGCCGATTCGATGTTCATGTGTTTTTGTGGCATATCGTCCCTATAATTTATAACAAAATTATAAACTATTGTTGCTAATTTCACAAATGCTGCTAATGCCAACCCTTTAATTTGGAAAATATTATAAAGAGCTCTTATTGCCAAAATTTTCGCTGATACATAAGGTACCCGCGCAATCGTATCAAGTGCACATATAACATCCACCCAATTGCAAAGTGATTTCAACTCATCCGGAAATGCATTTATCGTTTCCTTCAAAATATCCACCCAGTCGCCTGAATCATCAATCATTTCCTTATCATCAAACAGACTACTGTTATTCCACCATGCTCCTGCTTCCTCACTCAATTGTTCATAAAAGTGCTTTGTCGCTACACCTAGTTGTTCCATGGTTGCCTTGTGTGCTGCTTCTTGTCGTCGTTTTGTGATGAATTTCACATTCGAGTGGAATAAATCTCGTGCCATTTTCGTGTCCTTCGCCATTAACCGTTCATTTCGTGTGTGTTCAAGTGATCGTCGTGTTTGAGAGTCGCGTTTCGTGTTTTCCTTGTCAATGTTGCCATTTAGCGCGTGCATTTCCTGATTCGTCAAGACTTCATCTCGCAATACATCGCATACAATATCCATCCAATCGTAATCTTCACTGAACTGCTCAAAACTTTCGAATATTGTTCGCCGTATTACTTCATCGCTCAACCATCTTTTCTCATGCCATGGGATGATAAGAGAACATACATCTGCTTCTACTTCTTCAAATAAAAATTCTGCACGTTCGCGACATAAGACTGCTACCGTTACCTCATGTCCATTCTTTTCCAATGTATGCCATCGTATTTCATCACCATAATATCCATTGATGTTCATGTTGCCGTTCGTTGAATGTTGCGTTTTATTTCGTTTCGCTTGTTGTCGTTCTTGCCAGGATGTTGATGGATGTCCAATTGTCATCATTTCGTCATCAGTGTGTGTTTGCGTGTTGTTCGTCATTGTGTTTTCTGTTGGGATTCTTTTCCATGATTTCAATTCGATGTTCGTCCTCACTCTGCATTTTGGTGTTATAGTGGATAATGCTGATGGACAACAAAATCCAATAAAACAATCGTCGATGTCAAATGCGAAATCATATTTGCGTTCAGTTGGTTTATAAAAGAATCGCTTCTTTGTTTTCGTCGTTGTATCTTTCTTCACTACGTTTTTCTTCTTCTTCCCGGGTGAAAGATGTATGGATGGGAGATAATAATGGGTGAGGCCCATAGAATCAATCTCAAATCCCATTCCTCGTTGAATTCGCGAAAGTAGAGTTTCCTTCCCAGGCTCTACTTGTACTGATGTAGTACCGGGTGAATCCGATAGAATTGTGAAAATATTTGAAGTGTTCATTGTTGATTACAGATTTAGGGTGTATAGTCGACAGTCCTAGTATTCTGTAATGAATAGCGTTGAATAGTTTTGATTCGTTTGGGTTGTGTAGCTCGTACACTTTGAAATAGTTTCTTCCTTTAGGTTGTACTATTTCATGATTTAGTCTGCTCCCGCTACAGACAAACGCGCCACTACCTACTCACAAACCCTCACTAACCTCTGATGTTACTCATCATTAGTACTGATACAGTGATCATTCAAAATATAAAGGCTTAAAACAGAATTCAATTGCTGCGGCCGGGCACACAATTGCTCTTATTTGAAAACTTTAGAAATTAAACGAGACTAACAGATTGTTTTTATATTTTATAATTTTATATTGTTTTTGATTTTTCTACATCCTCGTGTTTAATTATGGAATAGATTCCAAGACAAATCAGCTTCACTACTATCTGATCCACCTTATGCTACGTTAATATAAAGGACTTTATATCTAAATGAATTGGGTCGATATTAAATCTCTGAAATAATAATATAATTGATAAAATGAAATAATCAAAATAATAAGATGAATAATGAAAGAAAATATTCTAAGTTAAGAGAGCCTACGCTAAGCGCGGGTAGTGCATTAACTTAAAATAATCAAAATGTATGAAAAAGTAAAATAAAATATATGTTGGGTTTGAAGACTTTCGCCACTCCATTTATAAAAATGGGCAAACAAGTGATTAATATTAATCCCCTTAATCGGGTATCCGAGTGTATATGGTATAAACCATATACA